CAATATTAAAAAGTTCAGTAAAATTGCTGTTTGTTTTTTCAAAAGCAGTACGGACAGGATCGCCTTGCCCATCGTTTGCTACGTTGCCTACATTGATCGTTTGCTGTGCCATGTTTGAAATTCCTGTTGATTGTATTTACCAAAAGTTTTGTGCTACAGCAACAACCTGTCAAGTACTAAATACACGTATTCGGAGCAATTAATGTCATATATTATCAACAACAGCCGCGGGCAAGTCATTGCAGTAGTAGCAGATGGCACAGTAAACACCACTGCCACAGACCTATCTTTGGTAGGACGAGCCCTTACTGACTACGGTACTTTTGAAAACGAAAACTATGTGTTTTTGTTGGAAAACTTTGCCAACAGTACTGCACCTTTGCAACCCATACTGGGACAACTGTGGTACAACAATGCTATAGATGTGATTTCCACATACGGCTCAGGCAATGCGTGGATTCCACTGGCTACACAAGAATATGTGCAACTACAAAAAGTCAGCCCTGCATTTACGGGCACCCCCACTGCACCCACAGCAGCCGCAGGCACAGCCACTACCCAGGTGGCTACCACTGCTTTTGTGACCAACAGCCCGCAATTTGTCGGTGTGCCTGTTGCACCCACAGCCGCTGCGGGAACCAACACCACACAGTTGGCCACTACAGCTTTTGTCACAGCTGGCCCGCAATTTGCAGGCATACCCACAGCGCCCACTGCAACTGCCACTGCCAATACCACACAGTTGGCCACTACAGAGTTTGTTCAGTTACAAAAAATTAGTCCTGTATTAACTGGTACTCCCACTGCTACCACAGCCGCTACAGGTGACTCTAGTACCAGAATTGCAACAACTGCTTTTGTGCAAGGCGAAAAAGTCAGTCCTGCATTTACAGGCACACCCATTGCACCCACTGCTGCAGTGGGAACCAGTACAACTCAAATTGCTACTACACAGTTTGTGCAACAAACAGCTTCAAACTTGCCCACAATGAGTCAGCAAAATTCTAACGCAGTAGCCATCACAGGCGGAACCATCACAGGTATTTCTCCGCTGTCGATTGCATTTGGAGGAACTGGTTCAAATACTGCTGCTGATGCCAGGATCAATCTAGGGCTGGGAAATATTGCTACTCAAAATTCAGGCGAAATTACTATCACCGGTGGTACCTTAGATAACATTTCTATTACCAATAGTGCTATTAGCAATCTAACGTCTCCACTTGCAATAATATCTGGTGGCACGGGTGCCACCAATGCTGCCAATGCTCGTATAAATATTGGGTTGGGCACTGTGTCTACGCAAAATGCAGACAACATCAATATCATTGGTGGCAATATTTCTGGACTCAATACCCCACTAGCAGTGTCGTCGGGTGGCACAAGCGGCACCGACCAACCAGGTGCACGGGCAGGACTTGGACTTGGCAGTATCTCAACACAAAATGCCAATGCTGTGGGAATCACAGGCGGCACCATGGTAGGGATTACTCAGTTCAATGGTGCCAATGTAACTATTACCAGTGGCTCCATCAGTGGTATTATTTCTTTGGCCATAGCCGATGGCGGAACCGGAGCCAACACTGCTGCAGGTGCAAGAACCAGTCTTGCTGCTGCTGGAAGTAGTACACAAATTATAGCAGGTGCTGGCCTTGCTGGCGGCGGTAGTCTTGTTACTGATCGTACACTAAGCATCGCCACCAATAGTAATGGATACGGCACACGTTATGTAAGTACATCATCGCCCACAGGCGGACAAGACGGTGACATTTGGTATCAAATTTAATATATGGGAAAAATCGTAGTCAGACCAGCCGGCTATACTGGCTCTTTGCAACAGTTGATCTGGGCGCAAGGTAACAACGTTCCAGTAACTGCTTATCTATGGGGAGGCGGTGGTGGTGGTGGTGGCAATGACTCTAACCGAGGCGGGAACGGATGTGGCGCCGGATTCACACCAGTGCAATTTACCATCAATGTTGGCGATGTGCTTGAGGTTGCAGTTGGCGAAGGCGGTGGGCCGGGTGCAAGTGGACAACGTGGCGCAGGCGGTGGTTTTGCTGGGGCCAGTCTCCTTGAATCAAGCGATTTTAACACCATTGACAATGCTGCTAGCCCGCCAGTATTCAAACAGTTCAATTCAGCCTATTGCACATTCTTAAACACCTACGGTGTTTGGGTAAACCCAACTAGTGCGGCTGTATTTGATCGAACCTACACTGTGAATTTTCCAGTGTCAGGCGACTATCAATTTACAGCATCAGCTGACAACTCTGCTCAATTTTTTATTGACGGCACATCAGCGTTTTTTGCCAACAACTATACTAACGAATTCACTATCAGCATACCGGTGTCTGCAGGCAATCATTCCATAAGAATTTTAGGAACCAACACTGGCGGACCAGGAGCTGTGGCATTGACTATCAACCAAGGCGTCGCCTACAGTGGCGGTCGTGGTGGCAACGCAGGCGGCTCTGGTACTTCGGGCGCTGGCGGTGGTGGTGGTGGCGGTACTGTGATTTTACTAAATGGTGTGCCAATTGGCGCAGCAGGTGGCGGTGCAGGTGGTGGTGGCGGTGGCAATACTGGCGCAGCAATAGGTCAAACTGCGCCAGGAGATCGTGGTCAGGCCGCAGTAGGAGATAATGCTGGACAAAACGGTACCAACAAATCAGGAGACGGTGGCGGCGGTGGTGGTGGTGGTGGGGGCTGGGCTGGCGGCAATGGCGGAACTACTCCAGGCGGTGACACAGGAGGATTTGCAGGTGCATTTGGTCTGAGTTCAGGTGATTTTCAAGATCCTGTGGGCCTTCAACCTGGCGGCACAACCAACTCTTACTATCCCGGTAGGGCCGGTCGGGGCGGATCCTTTGGTGGTGGCGGTGGAGTGCCAGGCTTTGCAGTTTTTGAATTTGAAGTACCAGGAACTTTTGTGCATGACGGTGTATCTTTCCAACCAGTGACTCAAACTTATGTAAAATTAAACAACGTTTGGCAACCGGTACAATCAACTTATATTAAAAAAGACGGGGACTGGGCTACTATCAACGGATCTGAAGCACCAGGATTCAGCAACGTGCCAGGTCGATTTGGCATAAACCCAAGAGAAGGAATAGGGGGCCAAGGTGGCGGTGGTGGCGGCGGCAAGATCATTTGTACCAAACTACACGAGCTTGGATTAATGAGCAAAGAGATCTACGAAGCCGATCAAGCATTTGGTGCGGATCTAGTGAAATCCCATCCAGACCTTTACAACGGATATCGTGCCTGGGCAGAAATTGTGGTTGACTGGATGGACGGCAATGGTCCCAACATGATGCCTTGGTTGTCAGAGCAACGTAGACGTGAAATTACTCAACGTTGGTCAACCAGTTGGGCACAAGAAATTGCCACACCCTGGGCCGAAGAAATGGCCTATCAAATGGGTTGTAGAGAATCAAGTAATGCAACAGGCAAAGCCATAATGGCTGTGGGAACTCCAATATGTAAAGTAGTTGGTGTCTGGCAGCGGGTGATGGGTCCAAGTAAACGTCCAGCTGGGTTTGGCAAGGGACTGATGCTTATACCAGTATTTGTGGCTCTCAGGACAGTTGCCGGGCTAGGAAAATTATTTACACGGAAATAAAAATGTACACAATACCGACCATTACCCAGACTATCATTGGATTACCGCAAGATGAGAAACATGTATTGTTTCAGATAATTTCTGAACATGCCACGTTACTAGATAAAATCATGCCAGGATTGCCACTGATTGGTCATGCAACTGGTCAGCAAGTGCTGACACATCCTCTTGCAACAGAGTACACCGCTTGGTTAAACGCTAAAACTTGATCCGCAGCCGCAGGTGCTGGCCGCTTGAGGATTGTTGATCACAAAGCTGGAGCCCATGGCATCTTCCTTGTAGTCAATATCAGAACCTTGAAGATACTGCATGCTCATGGCATCTACCAGAACCTTGACGTCTTCAGCCACAAAGTCAAAGTCGTCTTCAGCTTGAACTTCGTCAAATGTGAATCCATAGCTGAATCCTGAACAGCCGCCACCTTGCACAAACACACGAAGTTTGAGATTGGGATTGTTTTCTTCAGCAAACAATTCTTGAAGTTTGGTCACAGCACCAGGTAAAATATTCATTACAGTCTTTCGTTGCAAACGTCCCAGTTGATAATCTTCCAGATATTATCAAGGTATGCTTCTTTGTCCCACTGGTAATCTGTGGCCCACACATGTTCCCACCAGTCCACCAGCACACAGATATCAGTACGAACTGCATGGTTGGCAATTGTTTTGATTGCTCCACCTGTGCTCAAATACACCCAGCCTGATCCTTGGATCTTCATGGCAGTTTGTTTGAACTCTTCTTTGAAGTCTTCGTATGTTTTGAAGTTGGTCTCTATAAGTTCAAGTACTGCTCCCCTGGGACGATTGGCGCCCTTGGGAGCCCTAAGCTGGGGGAAAAATTTATTGTGTAGAAAACTACCAGCACGATTAAAATCTGCATTGCCTTCTCCTGCATTGTAGCGTTTGGCATAGCCCCGGGCCAGGTGGCCGTAGTGATAGTTGATGCTGTCTGCACTCAATACAGGGTCCAGATCCTTTTCGCCATAGGGCAAAGGAGTGGTTTCCAGCTTGGCCGGGCGGGTGCTGGCTTCAATTAAATCAATATGGTGTCGCATCAATATATTTATTGCGAATTGCCCAAGTGTCTTGCCCTTCACC